CGGTCGAGTTAACAATGTTTGAAACACCACCTGAGATGCTGCCACCTGTGTAGAAAGTAGGGTTAAATATTTTCATACTTTGACTGTCTTGATGGATTACCCCAGATAACTGATTCGAAACAACTGAAGTGTGACTTACTTCAAACCCTTTATTTCCTCCACCCTTGTCTGTTCTTGAAACTAAGAAGCCATCTACGTCATACCGCGACGCGCTTGTACGGCCTCCGATAAACCCAGCACCGCCAGCGGTCAGCGTTAAAGTATTACCGATATTTACATCACCAAGTTCTGCTTCAATGTTCGAAAGGGATGTAACAAAAATCTTGTCAGAAGTTATAGTCCCTTCAACTAAGAGGTCACCGTCTATAAAAGCCGCTTGAGGTGCCCAAGAAGTGGTATAAACATAAGCGTTAGCCTGATCAAGGCTGTTGGTCAATATAAACTTATCTCCATTAACAGGGGTAAGCCCTGTGGCTGTTGTAAAGTAGGTTGTAACATTAGCAGAAGTAAGCCCTGTACCTGTAGAACTGCTAAACGGGGCAGTAGAAGCAGTAGTGCCCGTCTCATAGCGCCACCAACCTGCACCTCTGGAACCAGTATCACCAGTAGCTCCATTTTCCGCAAGTTTTCCAGCAGTCCAAGTGAGACTGCTGTCAGTTCCAGTGACCCCTTGAACACTAGCTAAAGCAGTAGCTATATAGAGAGGGTTAGTTCCTGTAGGGACAGTTGTAAGCCATCCAGTAGGTGGATAAACAGTATTAGTGCCAAAATTATAAGATCCGCCTGTAACCAGACCTGGAGCAGTTGCAGAACGTTTAAAAACAGATACAAGAAAAGTTGATAGGCCATCTTCACCTATAGAAGAAGTAATAACAGGAGTTGACCAAGTACCAGCAGTTTGAGAACCAGTATCTCCAACAATAGAAAATTGATAGTTACAAGCATAAAGTGGGTTTGTCCCAGTTGGAACAGTTGCAGACCAACCTGTAGGGGCTGTTAAAGTATTAGTCCCAAAGTTAAAAGAACCCCCTGTAGGTGCGGTTAAAGCAGTCGCAGAACGCTTATAAACAGAGGCTTGATAAGTAGACTTCCCAGGAGCACCAGTAGCTCCATCTTGTACAACTTTCGCAGGTGTTGACCAAGTAAGAGTATTGTCAGTCCCAGTGGTTCCGATAATACTCGCAATTGTGATAGAACTATAAAGTGGGTCAGTGCCTGTTGGAACAGTTGCAGACCAACCTGTAGGGGCTGTTAAAGTATTAGTCCCAAAGTTAAAAGAACCCCCTGTAGGTGCAGCAGTTAAAGCAGTCGCAGAACGTCTATAGATCTGTAATTGCGCAACTGTGTTACCATCGTTATAATCTACACCTTTAACGGGTGTATAGCCGTCAACTCTCTTAGCGTAAACTACAGCAGGGCCATAAGAGACAGAAGCTGAAGTTTGTGTTGCAGAGCCTGATGCTACACCGGATTTCCGATAGATGGTATCCCCATCTGCAGTCAACGCAGGAGGGTCTACAAACCAAAGTGAAGGTGTAGTTAGGTTATTAGTTACAAAGTTGTAAGTACCGCCTGTACCACCTGCACTGCTGTTCTTACGGTAGATTGAGACTTCAGCAATAGAGGCCCCGTCAATCTGCCAAGGTGTAGCCCAAGTAAAGTTAGTAGAACCTACTGCCTTAGTTCCAGACGATGCCCAAACTAATTCGGTTCCGGTAGGAGGATTATCGTACCACCCAGCGGGAATACCAGAGGAAGCAGCGGGGGCTAAGGGTTTAGTTGCCAACCTTTGAAAGATTATGTTTGTAGAAGCCCCAGTAACACCAGTAGCACCTTTTGTTAATACCCAAGTGTAATCCCCAGGGGTATCCGAGTCATCAGGGTTAGAGTCTGAGTAAGTACCAATGTAGTCTTTACCCGCTGGGAACTGACTAAACCCGTTACCCACAGCATCACTGGCGTAAGCAATATGAAGATAAGAATCAGTACCAGGAATACCATCATCGTATTCAATACCTTTTTCAGGAACAAACTTTGTAGCTGGACCATAGACGTAAGTTGTAGCAGGGGGTGTAAGAGTCCCCGACCTGACATACTTATCGTTTGCTTGGAAAGTATCATGCCAACTACCTGTGCCAAGCACACTATACTGAAGCTTTATTGAAATACCATTTATACCATCAAAGTAGTCAACCTCTTTCTCTGGAATAAACTTTGAAAAGCTAATCCCTGTTCGAATAGGTAGAGTTGGAAGGTCACTTGTATACGGGTAGTAGGCAATAAAATTATTTGTACCAACGTCATAGCTCTGTGTGTTTGTTAAAGCATTGCTGGTATCAGCATAAATAACTGCCACTTGACCAACTGTTTTAAGCAGAATAGTCTCGTCATCCACCTCAAGTCTATCTGACAAACCTCCAAGAGGAGTTCTACCCCGAATAGAAAAGTCATAGGCTCCTGTTTTAAGTCCTGTAACGTCAAAGGTTGTACTTCTAGTTACGCCCAGAGTTTGGTAAGTAACTTTATTGTCTCTGGAGACTTCGACTAAGTAGTCTATTACAGCAATGTCGTCAGACTCTGTCCACGAGAGACGACCTGATGACGTACCTAAGTTATCCTCAGCTCCTTGTGTGAAGGTGCCGTTTGTAGGCGCTCCAACAGAAAAGTCAAAGACAGGTGGTGTGGCGTAGGCGATATCGTCTGCAACGTTCCAAGCCAAGGCTTCATGGTCAAACTTATAGCATGTTAGGCCAACTGTAAAGTCGCCTCTAACCTCAATACTTTCTACTCGAAATACTTCATTTGAAATGTTAAGGTTATCAGAAGTAACTTTAATAAAGTCACCAGGCTCTAAGTTTAGACCTTTTTTAGAAACAGTAAAGGTTAAAGTAAAGATTGAACGGGCTTTGCGCACAGCTTGTTCTGCCATAGCAAGGGCGTGGTAAGGATCTGTTATACCATCTGCATCAATGTTTGCTTGGAAGGGCTGATTATTGTCTTTTGTCAAATACTCCGTATGCACAGCACTATAGGAATTAGGCCAAGTTATTGTGTCTTCTTTAAAGTCTTCATGTTCATTAAGAAAGTTAATAGTTGCTTGGTTTAAACGGCTAGAAGCACTAGGCCAAGACAGGCTTGCATCATCTCTAATAATGTCGTCATCAGTAAAGTGATGGTTAGGGTCAACTAGATTGCTTAGTTCTGCCTCTGTTTCTGGATGCTCTAAAAGCAACTTATACTTGCCCTCAGAAGACCAAGTTAGCTCTGCAAGACCCATTGTATTCATAATACGTTCAATGTTATCTCGAATTTTGGCTTCTGTATCGAGAGTCAGGTTGCACTCGTATAAAGGAATTGGCCTTGTAGAGGTTAGTGTAGTTTCAACCCAAACTGTTTTGTTCCAATACCAGTATTTACCGGAGTCTTGAGTAAGCCAAAGCTCGTTTTCATAAGTGTGTTTTTCAAGATTTGTTGGGCGAGAGCCATTATCTGCTACCGTATGAACAGTCTTTTGGCCGTTTACTTGTCCTGCTACTGTTCTTTCTGTTGCCACAATAGTGTCACAAACAGCTGCTGCGTTGTAAAAGGATTCAAGATCAACTTCGTTAACTGACAAACCTCTGCCAAACTTTGAATTCATCAAGTAGTCAAGAAGGCAAAGGGCAGGGTTGTTAGAGTAGACGCTGTTGGTGCTTAAGGAGTAAACACCGTTTAGTTCTTTAACCCACTTTACCTTACGACCCTTAACAAGAAATTCCATTTGAGGAATGCCGTTATAGTTATAGTCATCACGGTTAAGCTTAAACGTTGCAGAAGCATGGGCAGTGTTTGTAAACTTGTTGTTGGGGTCAATAGTGTTTGCAGTGGCAATTGCATCGGCCACACCGCCATTCTTGTGTGTACGAATTATGTGATTAAACTTTTTAGAACTATCGTTATAGTCTATACCATCTACTTTAACCCACTGAACACCCTCAATACCTTCATGACAAAGAACATACTGTACTGTTAGGTATTCGTTCTTAGAACCGCTCTTCGAAGTATTTGCAAAACTCTCTGAAAAGGTTTTGCTTGCATTGTTTGTAGCAGAAGTGTAACTCCCTCGAACGAGGTGTTTTACCTCAATACCCCCTAGTGCGTTCTTACCGTAAGCTACAGGAACACTAACTGCTTGCCCTGAGATTGTTAAGTTAAAACCCTTGCGCTTGTCGGCTTCCCTCTTCATTTTGTTACTTTGGGAGATCTGATAGGCTGTAGAGGCTGCGAGATAGATCCATTGTAATGCTGTTACTTCTGGCATTATACTTTACCCCACTTTACTGTTATTTCTTTATTTTCAAAGATCTCTTTAAAAGAGGTATCGTCAGGATTAACCTGCTCCATACCATTCTTTGACGTCATAAAGGAACGAACCATATCAAGATCAGACATAGGGGAGGTTCCTTCGATGACTGCTAGCTTTTGTTCAAAATCGTTTGTAATGGAGGGGCTGTCAACGTAGCCCTTGTAAACACTTAGAACATCATTTGGGCTAAGCAAAGGCTCACCGTTAGCGTCCAAAAGAGCTACAAAAACACTAATAGGCTTACCTACAACGTTAGCTCTGAACTGTTCGGAAAGGGTGTCTAGCACTTCTGAAATAACAATTTTGTAAGACTCTCTATCAACTACCGAAGAGAATTTTGGAGAGTCAAACTCGTAAAGCCCCCCGTTTGCCAAGTAGATATTTTTGTTGTATTCAATGTCTCTATTAAAAGAAGTTAGATAGTAGGTAGTGTTAAACTCTAGCTTAATTAGAAAAGCAAATCTTATATTGTCACTATTAATAACATTCTGTACTGCTGCTGAAAACTGTCTCATTACAAGGCCTCTATGACTGAAATTGTACCTGCGTTAGAGAGAACACCATCAGAAAAGGTAATACCTGTCTGGTTGTTAATATCTCTATAGTAAGTCAAAATAGCACCGCTACCAAATCTAACCGTGTTCGAGTTAGTGTTCTGTACTCGAAGTGCTGGGTAAAAGTTCATAAACTTGTTTGTGCTTCCCATTTGAACATCGTTAGTTGTAACATAAATCTTGTCATGATTAGAGAATTTAAAGAAAGTTCCTTTTGGGATAAACCCATAAGCGCTTGTACCAACTAATAGCGTAGTGGTAGCTCCAGCTACGGTAGTGCCAAACATGTTAAGCGTAGGTTGGCTTAGTGTTGTTTTTGCATCAACTTGAGGCAACTGAGGCATAACCATAGACTGAACTTCTTGATTGTCAACAACAGCACCTAGAAAGATGTCTACCTGTGTTTCCGCTGTTCCAACTGTGT